ACTGCTGACCAGTATGAAGACCTTAAGTTTACTGTATATCGTGCAAACTTTACTCAAAGCACAGGTACAGTTGCTCTGAATAATACTCCTCAGGGTAAAGGTAATAATGGTATTCACAGATTGATTGATAATCCTATTCAAACAATCAAACCTAAGTTGGTTCTTTCTCTTGGACCTGCTGCAACTCAATATACCTTTAGTTTAGGTGCTAGACTTCTTCAGCAAACCAGTGCTGCTCAAGCAACTGTAGTATCAACAACTACATCTGGTAGTGCTCTCGATACACTTACTGTTACTGATACATCTGGTTCTTGGTTACAAGGTTCTGCAAGCACTTATCTAGTAAGATCTTCTGAAGCACTTGCAACTATTGTTGTTGGTAGTGCCTCTGGAACACTGGAAGTTGGTGATATTGTTACTGGTGGTACTTCTAACTCTATTGGTATCGTTAAGACTTGGGATGGTTCTGCTAACCTCGTTCTTCATTATATTACTGGTGCATTTACTAATAGTGAAACATTATCTGAACCTGGCGGTTGGACTGGTACTGTAACTTCTTCTACAGAAAGTGGAGATTCTTTCGGTGCATATCTGACTGCTGCTCCAACGTTTGATGGTGATCAGACTGAAGTTCTGGTATATCACAGAAATCATGGTATGCACAATAGAACTAACAACGTTGCAATTGAAGGTGTAATTTCTGAAATTGCTGATACAACTTTGACCAGTGCATTGTCTACTGGTGCAACTTCTATCAGTGTCGCGAATGCATCACTCTTCCATAAAGTTGTTAATGGTGCTGCAATCAGTAATACCAATCCTGGTTACATTAGAATCGGTACTGAACTTATTCAGTATTCTGCTGTTTCTTCTGATGGTAAGACAATTACTGTTGCCACATCTGGTAGAGGTGCCGTCAGTACAACTGAGCAAACACATGCATCGGGTGCTACTGTAGAGTGTTATAACTTGGATGGTATTCCTCTGATTGATATCAATAAAACCCATACAAGTATCTCTTGTCCTTGGTTGGATACTTACATGCTTCACATTACAGGTGTTGCAAATGATGGTATCCGAAGTGGTGGTAATCAGGTCTTCGCAACACAGAACGTCCAGTTTGAAACTCTAACACCTAGCGTTTCTGTCATGGATATGCCAGAGACCAATATTACTGCGAGGTTAAATACTACTAGCGCAACATCTATCGGTGATGGAAGTGCAACAGTGGACCAAGCATCGTTTGTTAATGATGGTTCTTATGAACCCATTACACTTAATGATCTGAATATTTTCACTAATCCTAGAATGGTTTGTTCTGAGGTTAATGAATTAGCAAAACTGAACGGTGAGAAATCACTTACTATGTTGATTGATCTTTCTACAGAGAAATCAACATTATCTCCTGTAGTTGACTTGGACAGATGTTCATTGATTACAACTACAAACAGAATCAATAAGTGGCCAGGTGGTCCTGACGCATACGGTCAACAATCGCAGATTGATACAACTCAAGATGTATCTCAACTGCCTTTTGGTGATCAAAATGACGCAGTTTATATTACTCGTCTTGCAAGACTAATCAGAGAATCTAGATCTCTGAGAGTTGACTTCCAGATGTCACGTCCTCCTGAGGCAGAAGTTAGAATTTACTATAGAGTATTCAACTCTGGTACTAACGAGGATGTTGATTCACGCGGTTGGACACTTATGCAATTACCTCTTCAATATGATTCTTCTCCTTCAGAAGAAGTTCTTTGGAAAGATTACTATTATGAGGTAAGTGGTTTGAACTTCAACGCATTCCAAATCAAAATTGTAATGAGATCTACAAACCAAGCAAGAGTTCCTCTAATTGCCGATCTTCGTGCTATCGCCCTTGCAACATAATAATGAGTGAAGAATTACCAAAGTTGATTCCTGTAGAGGGAAAGGAGGGATGGTTCAGAGATCCCTCCTCTAATGCTATTGTGAACGGTAACCAATCCGATTATGATAAATATATGGCGTCATACAATAAACGCCAAAAAGAAAGAACTGACAAAGAAGCTTTACAAAAAGAAGTTTCTGAGTTAAAATCTGAAATGAGTGACATCAAAGCACTTTTACTAACGTTAGTCCAAAAGCAAAATTAATTATGGCAATTGAATCTGTTTCACAAGATGAAATGCTCAAACAGTTTAAAGAGCGTTACGCCAAGTTGATCGAAGAGAATCAGCAATTGGTAGAAAAAATCAAAACAAATGAAACTACTGCACTGAAACTTCAAGGTGCAATTGAAACACTAGAATATTTTAATCCTCAAGAGGTACAGACTGCTTCCCATCCTCCTGATGAAGTTGATGAAGTTGATGCAGAATAATGCATGGGGGCACGCTGCCCCCTTTTTACTAGCATAAATAACTTGGAAGCATTATCTCTATAGAGTTGTCGATAAAAAATGGCAAATAGAATTCAATTAAGACGAGGTGGCGCTCAGGAATGGGCGAACTCTAACCCGACACTCGCACAAGGCGAATTGGGAATCGAACTTGATACAGGTCGGTTCAAAATTGGTGACGGTGTATCCGCATGGAACACTTTGAGATATGAACGTCCTGTTGAATCCGTGTCGAATACGGCAAACACTCTGGTGCAGAGAGATGCTGATGGTAATTTTCAGGCAGGTACAGTTACTGCAACGCTGATCGGTAATGCTTCAACCGCTGCCAGACTTGCTTCTGCCAGACAAATTCAGTTAGCAGATGACCTTACTGGTTCTGCTATTTTTGATGGTTCTACAAACATTTCCATCAACGCTCAATTAGATTTAATCTCAACTCTTCCTCATTATGATGGTACTGCTGGTGCAACTGGTACATACACAAAAGTTGTAGTTGACGCCAAAGGTAGAATTTCTAATGCTTCTTTCCCTTCTACTCTTGCAGACTATAACCTCAACGGAACTGTAGAGGGACAATCTGCACAAGCGTATGACCTTGACCTAGCTGCCATTGCTGGTCTTACTACTACAGGTATTATTTCTAGAACTTCTGGTGGAGCAATGTCCACTAGAACTATCACTGGTACTGCTACGAGAATCTCTGTTAACGAGGGTGGTGGTATTGGTGGAAACCCAACGATCGATTTGATCACTACAGCAGTAACTCAGGGTGACTATAATACGGAATCCCTGACATCTGTCGCTGGTACTCAAACAGTTAATACAGTCAAATATTCAGTTGACGACTATGGTCGTTTAACAAGTTCCACAACTGTGCCCATTGCTACTGCTACTGAGGGTAGCAAGTATGCTAACTATGATGCAGCAACTGCTTATGTCAGATATGACATTATCCAAAATGCATCGAAGGTTTACCAAGCACTTACATCAATTAACGCTGGTGCTGGTGCTCCTACTCATTCCAGTGGCGATACTGGAGGTTGGCGCTACCTCGCGGCTGAAGCAACGGAACAGAAGGGACTGGCTAGTTTTGCACAGGAAGATTTTGACGTTGACGCGAACGGGCACGTTACCATTGCCGCCGCAGGCGTAGACAATACACAACTTCAAAACAATCGTCTTATCTTTACTGATGGTAATGCGATTGAACAATTTGAATTAGATAATGAACTTACAACCGCTACAGCAAATACTGGTTTTAATCGCCTCAACTTTGTTAAGGTTAACGATACAAGCGGTAACTTATTGTTTGGCGCTAATAATACAGGGGACAGTGGCGCTGGTGAAGTTGATATTAATGTCCGTACCCTTATATCTGATCCTGATATTATTCTTGATGGAGCAACTGCTCAGACATTGGATAAAACTGGAGATGGTAATTTAACTCTCCAACTTACACAGAACTCTTCATCTGCTAGAAACTTTAGTCTTCTTTCTACAAATTCTGGTTCTGGTACAAGCACACTTACAATTAGTGCAGAAGATGTTGTAGATATTGATGCATCTGATGCAAATGGTAAGGTTCATATTGAAGACCTGAGATTACAGGCAAATTATATTGGTGGTACTGGTGATATCTTTATCGACCCGAATGATGACAGAGATGTCAGTGGTCTGGTAACAATTCGTGGTAATCTTCAAGTTGATGGTACAACCACTACAGTCAATTCGACAATTACTACATTAGATGATCCTATCATCACTCTTGGTGGTGATACTGCACCTGCATCCGATGACAACAAAGATCGTGGTGTTGAGTTCCGTTATTACGACACTCAGGCACGTCTTGGATTCTTTGGTTGGGATACTAACTATACTGATCTAGCTGGTCATGGTGGCGGTTTCAGTTTCATTCATGCTGCTACTAATAACAGTGAAGTCTTTAGTGGTACTTCTTCTGGTATTCTTGCTGGTAACCTTAAGTTAAGCACTAGCACTAACTCTACTTCTAATTCTACTGGTGACCTCGTAGTTGCTGGTGGTGCTGGTATTGGTCAAGATGTAAACATTGGTGGTCTGTTAGATGTTGATGGCACATTCCGTGCTAACAGCACCTCTCGTTTTGATGACAATATGGTCATCCAAGGTGCATCTAAGACCTTGCAACTCAATAATGGATCTGGAACTACTAAGATTGAGTTCCAATCAACAACTGGTAATGGATCTCTTGCTGGTATCTTAGATGTAACTGGTAACTTTAACGTCAATACTAATAAGTTCAACGTTGTTGCTGCCTCTGGTAATACTTCTGTTGCTGGTACTCTTGCAGTAACTCAAGGCACAACTCTTACAGGTGCTCTTGATCTTAATAACAACGCAAATATTTCTGGTTTAGTTCATCTTGAATCTGTAGATGAACCTGATATTCTATCTGGTGTTCCTCATACCATCCAAAACAATGATTATGGTGCATTAAGAGTTGATGGTGGTGGATACTTTGAGAAAGATGTATTGTTTAATGGTGATATCTTCCTCAACGGTGACTTCAACCAGCAAGAAGACGCAACTGAGAATTATGGTTTAAGAAACTATCTGTCTATCCGATATAAACTAAGAACTGGTTCTGTTGCTGCATACAACCCTTCATTCTCAAACTCCAACACTTCTAACTTAAGAGTATTTGGTGGTGCTGGTGTTAACCAGAACTTACATGTTGGTGCTGTTAACAGTGGCGAAGGATTCTTCGTAGGTAAAAAGAACAGCAGTGATACAGTTAAGTTCTCTGTCCTTGGTGCATCTGGTAACACCGATATTCAAGGCACACTTGACGTTGCTGGTGCTTCTGAGTTCAATGGAACTGTTGATGTTGATGCAGACTTCGCTGTTAGAAACGGTACAACCGACAAGTTCTTTGTTGATAACGTAACTGGTAATACCAACATTGAAGGTACACTGACCGCTGATGGTCATACTGAGTTGAACTCTACCTTGAATGTTGATAACAATGTAACTTTCGGTGCTCAACTTACTGTCACTGGCGCAACAGAATTCAATAACACTGTTGATGTCGATGCTAACTTTGCAGTTAGAAGTGGCAGCACGGATAAGATGACCGTTGCCTCTTCTACAGGTAACATTGCAACTGACGGTACACTGGTTGTCCAAGGTCAGACAACTATCAACGATTCTCTGATTGTTGATGCTGCTAATGAAGTCTTCTCTATCAGAAACGGATCTGCTGTTGAGAAGTTTGGTGTTGATGCAGACAATGGTAATACAAACATCATCGGCACATTGACCGTTGGTGATGCAACTCAGATTAATGACACATTCGGTGTATCTGGTGTCACAACTCTGACTGCAAACTCACAGCAAACTCTGACTGGTACATACGCTGCAGATGGTGCATTCCGTCTGACTGGTGGTGCTGGTATTGGTAAGAACCTTGCTGTTGGTGGTGCTGCAAGAATCTATGGTGCTACCGAAATCAATGGTGCTCTGGATCTTAATAACTCTGCAGACATCTCTGGTGCATTAGTAACTCATGATAATGTTACTATCACTGCAGACAACAAAGAATTTGCTATTCAAAATGCATCTGCTGTTGATAAGTTCACTGTTGATACTGACAATGGCAATACAGATATTCGTGGAACTTTGGATGTTGGCGGTGATGTAACTGCTGAATCCAACCTTACTATTACTGGAAACCTCACTGTCAATGGAACAACCACTACTGTCAATTCTACGGTCACAACTCTCGATGACCCTATTATTACTGTGGGTGGTGACACAGCACCCGCGTCTAACGACGGTAAGGATCGTGGTGTTGAGTTCCGTTATTACGACGGCTCTGCGAAAATTGGTTTCTTTGGATTCGACAGATCCTCCCAAGAATTCGCATTCTTAACAAGTGCAAGTAACTCCTCTGAAGTTCTTACTGGTACAGACGGTGCTCTTCGTGCTGGTTCTGTTCATGTTACTGGCGCTGGCACATCTCTTGATGTTGATGCCAATGCCAACATTGATGGTACTCTGACTGTAGATGGTCAGATCACATCTCAAGTTTCTTCTGGTCCTGCTCTGGTTATTCCTACAACAGACAAGATCAACAATCTGAACGCTGACCTTTTGGACAGCATGACAACTGCAACTGCAAACACTGCATCTACAGTTGTTAATCGTGACTCCTCTGGTAACTTTGCCGCCAACATTATCACTGTTGCTGCTGGCACTGGTGCTGGTGCTGGTATTCAAGGTAATGCTCTTACCGCTGATACTTTCAAAACTGCTCGTACAATCACTGTTGATGGTGTTGTTAACGGTAACGTCTCCTTCGATGGATCTCAGAACGTTACTATTACCACAACATATGATGATGCTGATATCACTGCACTTGCTGCAATGGCAGGTACTGGTTATGTTGTAAGAACTGCTGCAAACACCTACGCACAACGCACACTCGCCGTTACAGCATCTTCTGGTATTACACTGACCAATGCTGATGGTGTTGCTGGTAATACAACAATCAACGTTGCTTCTACATCAAACAACTCAGCAAATAACCTCGTCCTTCGTGATGCTAACGGTGATTTTGCTGCTAACGAAATTACTTCTGATTTAGTTGGTAATCTGACAGGTGCAACGTCTACTGCTAAGGACCTTAATCCTGCTGCAGATAGCACTTATGATTTGGGTACATCTTCTGTTCGTTGGCAAGGAATCTTTGCTGATGCTGCAAACATTACTGCAATCACAGGTGCTCTTACAGGTAACGTAACTGGTCAAGTATCTGATATTAGCAATCATAGCACTACTAACCTTACTGAGGGATCTAACCTTTATTACACTGATGAGCGTGTCGATGATAGAGTCGATGCTCTTATTGTTGCTGGTACAGGTATTACTAAGGCATACAATGACGTAGCAGGCACCTATACGCTTACTGTAACGCAGGCAGACATCGATACTGATAATGTAACCGAAGGTTCCACAAACCTCTTTACAACCGCTGCTAGAACCCGTACACACTTCACATACGGTACTGGTATTGAACTTAGTGCTGGTGGTCAACTTTCTGTAACTCAAGCAGACATCAATACCGATAATATTACTGAAGGTAGCACAAATATCTTCTACACAGATGCTCGTTTTGATACTCGCCTTGCTAGTAAGACCACCGATAACCTGACAGAGGGTAGCAACCTTTACTACACAGATGCTCGCGCTGATGCAAGAGTAACCGCAGGATTTGCTGCTAAGTCTACTAGCGATCTGTCTGAAGGCACCAACCTTTACTATACGGATGCTAGAGCAGATGCTCGTATCGCTGCTGCAGATACTGATGATCTTACTGAAGGATCTACCAATCTTTACTTTACTAATGCTCGTGCCGACGCACGTTTTGATACTAAGATTGCTGCAGCAACTACGGATAACCTTAGTGAAGGTTCTACTAATCAGTATTACACTGAAGCAAGAGTTCAAGCAAAACTCGACAATGCATTTGAACAGTTAAGTGCAATGCTCAACAACCTTGCAACTGCTACAACTTTGACATTGAATCTGTCTGGTGATCCTACACCTGGTGCTACAGTTACTACCTCTGTCACAAATGGTGGTGGAGGAGGATTCACCGCTGGAACTGCTGTAGCGACCACTGGCGGTACAGGTTCGTCGTTGACAGTTGATACTACTGTCGTCGGTGGTGTAATCACTGCCGCTGCAGTTAACGCTGGTGGTACTGGATATCTCGTTAATGAAACTGTAACCATTACTAATGCTAACGCTGGTAAAGTGTTATCATTCAACTTGGGAACATTATCTGGAGGAACTGGTTACACAACTGCAACGGGTGTCGCTGCAACTGGTGGAACTGGATCTGCACTAACAGTTGACATTACTGCATCTAATGGTGTTATTACTAACGTTGTTATCAATGACGGTGGTACTGGATATGCTGCTGATGAAACAGTAACTATTACCAATGCTAACGCATCTGGTATTAAGACTGTAGGTAACTTTGGTGCAACTGATGCAGCAAGAACTCCTGGCACTTACACCTTAGGCACATCCGATTATGGAACTGAAGCATCTGGTGCTAATGCAACATTCACTGTTGTAATTGGTACTGGAGGAACTGTTGATTCTGTTACTGTCACAGATGATGGTAGTGGATTCATCGTCAATGAGACTGTCACAGTTGCTGACGCTCAACTTGGCGGTGGTGGTGCTGCTGCTCTTACATTCGATGTAACAGCGATCCATGGTAATGGTGCTACAGTGAACACCTCCACAGTTGCTACTAATGCAACTCTGCAACTGACTGACGTTACTACAATGGAAGTCGGTTCAACTGTCACTGGTGCTACTAGTGGCACTACAGGCGTTATTACCGCTCTTGGCACTAACGCAATCACCGTTGATACCGTTGATGGATTCTTCAAGAAAGGAGAAGTCGTCAGTGCAAATGATGTTACAACTCTTACTATCTCCTCATTCGCTTGATAACAAATGTCAGCAACTAGACCCGCAACTAAAACAGAACTAAGAGATTACGCTCTTCGTCGTTTAGGTTACCCTACTATCGACATCAACGTTGCTTCAACGCAACTAGATGATCTTATTGAAGAAGCAATCGATTACTACCAAGAGTATCATTACAATGGTAGTTACAAAACTTTTATTAAGATTGAAGTAACGGATGCAATCAAAACAGCAGCACAAGCAACTGCTCAGATTGGTTCTACTGCTTGGTATGAAGGAACCGAATATGTTTCACTCCCGCCAGGTGTCCTCTCTGTCAATCATGTTTATTCTCAGATTGGTGCTTCTAGTATTGTGCCTGGCAACATTTTCAATATTAAATATCAAATCTTTTTGAATGACATCTATGCAATGACGCATGGACATATTCTTCATTACTTTATGACTTCACAGTATCTTGAGACATTGGATTGGGTCACCAATTCTCAGAAAGATCGTAGAGTCAGATTTAATGAGCATCAAGGTAGATTATATCTTGATATGGATTGGGCAGATTTAACAGCAGGAGATTTCCTTTTAGTTGAAGTTCAGATGCGTCAAGATCCTGAAACATATACATCAATGTATAATGATAACTGGTTAAAGGATTATGTTGAGGCACTTTTCCAACAACAATGGGGAAGGAACCTAAGTAAGTATGACGGCATTCAAATGCTGGGTGGTGTTACTCTTAACGGTCGTCAAATTCTTGAAGATGCAAGCACCTTTAAGAAAGATCTTGAAGAGCAACTTCGTGATACATACGAGATTCCCCCTCTAGACTTGGTAGGATAATATGGCATTTCAGAATACACCAGCATCTGATTTCGTCTTTAGCGATCATTCAAATCTTTTAAAGGCGAATGGTTCTGCTCAAGAGCAGAAGTTCATGGAGAATCTCGTCGTAGAGAGCATAGAAATTTATGGGCAAGATATTTACTACGTTCCTCGGAGTTTGGTCAACCGCGATACGGTCTTCGGAGAAGACTCTGATTCGCAATTTGACAGCGCGAGGGCAATCAGGGCTTATGTCAATAATGTTGAAGGATGGGAAGGGCAAGGCGAGTTACTTAGCAAATTTGGAGTTCGCGTCGAAGATAAGACGACGTTTATTTTCTCCCGTGAAAAATTTAAAGAAAAAGTTGACGACCTTGAAGTCCTCAATGTCGAAGGACGACCAAACGAAGGGGATTTAATTTGGTTCCCTACAACCAAACACTTATTTCAAATTCAATTTGTAGAGGCAGAGAAACCATTCTATCAACTTGGTAAAGGTTATGTTTGGGAATGTCAGTGTGAACTCTTTGAGTACAGTGACGAAGATCTCGACACAGGTATCGCAGAGATCGATGCTATCGAGACAGCATTTGCCAATGCCATCACAGTTAACTTTGCTGCTGGTGGCAGTGCTGACTTTACTGTTGGTGAGATTGTTGCTGGAGGTAGTTCCAATGTTACGGCAGAAGTTAAGGCATGGGATTCTTCCAATAGACAACTTCAAGTATTCAATAGATCAGGTATCTTTACAATTCCTGAGACTGTCACTGGACAGACTTCAGGTGCTGCATGGACAACTGCATCTTACAACACACTAAATAATGTGAATACTGAAGATAGCATTGATCAAAACTATGCCTTTGAACTTGCTGATGATGATATTCTAGACTTCTCCGAAGCAAATCCCTTCGGTTCAGTCGGGTCCACTACTGATACCACAATCTGATGTTAGGCACATACTCATATAACGAAATCTTTAGAAAGACTGTTGTTGCATTTGGAACTTTGTTCAACAACATTGAACTTCGTCGTCAAGATGAAGTAATGAAAGTGCCCTTGGCATATGGTCCTAAAGCAAAGTTTCTGGCGCGTCTCGACCAAGTACCTGACCCTACTAATAAGAGAGTACAGATCACTCTACCTAGAATCTCTTTTGAGATTAATGGCATTACATATGATGCTACTAGAAAGGTATCACCTACGCAAAAAATTAAAATTGCAAAGGATACAGACGAGAACAAAAATGTTTTTATGCCAGTCCCCTATAATCTAGGGTTTGAACTTGCTATCATTTCAAAAAATCAGGAAGATGGTTTGCAGATTCTTGAACAAATTTTACCGTTCTTCCAACCTCATTACAATCTCTCAGTCAAGTTATTGCCGACTATGAATGAGACCAAGGATGTTCCTGTGGTC